CCCCCCAACATTACAACATCAGCCGCAACAGCCCGGTCACACGCCGACAGCAATCCAATTAGCTATCGCAGGCACACCATTCGGCTTCGAACCATCATTCGTGATAAACGCCAAACCAAAATCCTTATTAGTAATATTGTAGGCTTTCACATCAATCTGCTGCGTACCACCAGCCGCCGTAGCCATAGACGCCACCACAATAGGCGGACTACTGAACTGGCGATCAAACGGAATCGTGTAAGCATACACAGCAGACCCGCCAAACATGATCGACTTAGAACCCGTCTCAATCCTCGGAGACAGTAGCATCCACTCGTTAGCATGATTAGCCCACACAGCCCCCGAAGGAACCATCACCCGGTCACCCTCCACAGGGGTAGGATCACACGCAGCAGACTCGCCAAACGCCACCCTAGCCGCTATAGCACGCCTATCCAACTGCTGCTGCAACCCGTTAGACGACAACACCAAAGTCGCCAACAGTTGCTGATGAAACACGCCAGGCTCGGCGCGCAACACATCCCTGGCACGCTCCGCACGCCCCCCAGGAACAATCTCCAACTTGGCCGTATTCTGCTCCCAATCCCGAGACAGGACAACATAGTCGTATCTAGTCTCGCCAGGGCCCGGAAGCTGCCCCGTCACCGTCTCAACACTATTCGACGTGCACATTACTCCATGAGCCCAAGCCTGCCCCGGCAAAACACTACACAACACCGTGGCACCCTGAATCGTGGTGCCGACACGAAAATCGTCCGGGCCTTTTACGGACGGCATATTACCCATCAGACCAGACATTTGAGCCCAATCATACTCGGTCAACACACCATCAAACCCTTTACACACAATACCCACAACAAACCCCAATCACTTACTAAAACTTTTGCAAATCCCGCACACCGGCAGCCAAACCAGCCACACGGCGAGCCAACAGGGCCGACGGATTATCCTCATAATCCCCCGCAACAGGTGTCACCTTCGTCCAACCATCACCAGGCGAATCACACTCCACATCAATCTGCCGAACAATCTCCGCAATAGGGCCAGAACCCACATCCACATAGATCAAATCCCCGGGCATCAGATTGCCTGGCCCAAACCGCAACACATCCGACTCAGCCAACTCGATCTTAAACCCCGACGTAGCCCCCGACTCGGACAGCACCTGCTCAGCTTCATCGATGAGATGCACGTGTTCAGAATCCGTGTTACGGGCATCCTTAAACACCTCCACACGATCAAACCAGTCATCCTCGGCCATCGAATCAACATCCTCACAAAACAGCCGATCTTTGCCTTCGCCGCGGCCACCAACCACCACCGAAGTAGCCTTCGGGGCGTCACGCACATACTCCCACGACACAATCGAACCAGACTCGGCAGTCAACACATGCTTCCGGGTCACAGCAGGCACACAATCAAACAGCAAACCCCGCTGATCAAACTTCGCATTCTCAAACTGGTTCACCGTGACAGTCATCCGAGCCCACGACAACACCGGCAACAACTTGTCTGCAAACACGTGAAACCGCACCTGAAAATCCTTAATATAGCGGCCACGACTCTCATCATCGTTCATAAACAAACCAGGCGGAAAACGCCAAGCATTATCCCCCAACACCTGCTTAGCCACCGACTCAGCCGCACCCGAATAGTGGGCATAATCCCTGTCGGCACGCCACTCCATACCAACCAAACCAGGACGATAATTCACAGGCCACATCAACATACGCCACAACAAGCGAATATCATCCTCACACGTGATAGTCACCCGCGAAGAACGCCACGGACCCACACCATGAACCTTACGCACAGGCCCAGAAAAAATCTGGCCACCACCATAATCAACAACCAGCCGTGCACCCGGCTTAGTCAACCCGTCAAGCCTTGAATGATCCCCCGACACCACCAACTCCAGCGTAGACAAACCATTCCACTTCAACGACAACTTCAACGATTCAAAAAAATTGATAGGCGCCACACGACGATAATCCGGCGTAAACAATGTTATCTGCGGAACAAGACCAGCCACAACCGCTCACCAAGCCCTCAAAAACCTGTACTGCACCGACACAACAATGGCACCCAAACCAACCATCTCAATATTCACACTCTTAGAACCGCCAGGCGGGATAGGCGCAAATTCCCACTCTGTCAAACGATCCATCACATCCTCAAACCCGTTCAACAATGCAGACTGTTTACGAGGATCCGTGTCAATAGTGATCCAATCATACTCCTCGACAGGATAATCCGAAGACACACGCAAACCATCAATCTGCACAGACCACGACTCCAAAGGACCCTCAACACGAATCACAGGCCACGCAGGCACATCACCCTTATTAGACAGGTTATCCCAACCCGAACCAACACCAGGCGTCAACACCACAGGAAACGCCGTACCATCCTTGCCGACAGGGCCGCCACCCAACCAATCCTGCAACTTCGCGTTACTAAAACGAAACTTCTGCTCATCCCCATACCAAAACGGGTCATAAGCTGTCAAATGCAACAGATAGCGCGCATAGCCACGATTAACCGGATCCACCGTAAACGTTTCATCCACCGAATCAAACCGGCATTTTAGCACACGCTCACGGCCGGCAGGAGTCTTCACCGACAACTCCCCCTCCTCCCCAGGAGGAAAAGCAGACCACAACTCGTCATAGGCTTTCAAAAAACCGTCACGAAACCCGCCATCAGGATCCGGGTCAACACCCGACACCAACACAGGCAGCGTCACCTCGCGAGGCTTCACATTAAACCCGCGCCACTCCGAGCCGTGCACCCCAACATGTGTTTGAGAAAAATGCTCCACCTCAGGAACACCCAAACCGCGCAACGAATCATTCAACAACATGACCGGAGACGCACCCGTATAATCCGTCAAATGAAGCACACGCTCCCCACCAAACAGCGGATCCATAAACCATGTCACAGTCAAACCCGAACGATCAGACGGGTCAGGAATAAACATGCACAACACCCCCAATCACACGTAAGCCAACGCATTCAAAGCGTCACGCTGCTGCCGCTCAATCCGCTTCGCAAACTCGTTAGGATCACCATAAGTAGGCCCATTCACATTCACCACAACACTCTTATCATTCATACGCTGATACCTGCCATACGGGGTAAACGAGCCCACAGACGATCGCACACCAAACCGGGCATCAACCGCATCAGGAAGCCGACCAGCCACACCCGACATCGCATCCAACGCCAAACCAGCATTACCAGTAATACCCTCAGCCAAACCGGCAACAACCTGACGGCCAACCTGGTCACGAAACACCCTCGACGGGGAATGAATACCCAACACTGACTTCGCCGCATTAGCAACCTGAGAACCCATATTACGCACCGTATCCAACAGGCCACTCATAGCATTCCGGATACCATTACCCAAACCAGACACCACATCACGGCCAGCAGACACCAACAGGGACCCCATATTACCAAGCGCACGTCGAATATTACCGGGCAGATTCCGGAAAAACCCTATCACACTATGCACACCACTAGACACAGCCGAGCCCATAGCGTGCATAGCACTAGAAGCCGCACTCCGGGCACCATTAAACCCGCGCACAGCACCACTACGAACCCTAGACGCCATCGAACTGAAAAACCCGCCAACAGCAGACGCCACCGAAGACACAACACTACGTATCCCATTCATGGCGGAAGAAACAGCGCCACGAGCCGCGTTAAAACCAGACCTCACATGAGAAGCAACCGAAGAACCAAGCCGGGCAAAAAACCCCACAACCGCGTTCACACCGCCAGAAACAATCGACTTGAAACCGTTAATAAACGCAGACGTAAACGCTCTAATATGATTCCAGCCAGCCTGAACCACCGAACCCATACGCGCCAAACCAGACACAAAATGGGCAACAACCCACGAGATGACACGGGCAACAGCGGCAATAACACGGGCCACAGCCGACACGACAGCACCAACAATACGGGCAACAAACCCGATCACAGCTGTCACAATCGGCATCACAACCGGAATAATGCGGGCCACCACCTGCAGCACAACCGAAACAACCTGCACCACCACACGCATAATCGACATGATGACTGGTATCAACGACCGGATCAGACCGATGATAGGCGGCAGAACAGACATGACCGCACCCAAAATCTGTTGAATCACAGGCATCAAAACAGGCACCAACTGCATGATCACGCCAACAACCTGCCGTATCACAGCCACAACAGCCTGCAACACCGGCATCAACGCCGGCAACAACATGGCAGCAACCTGCGTCACCGCACCAATAATCTGCGTGATCACAGGAACCAGCCGAGCGACAAGCATACCAATCACAGGCACAAGCTGCGCCGCTAGCCCGGCAACCATACCGATAATCTGGCCAAAAACGGGAGCCAACCGTGCCACCAAACCAGCAATTAGACCAAACAGCGGCTGAATAGCGGCCATAATCTGCCCCAAAGCCTGGCCAACAACCCCGACAAGCTGCATCACCGCGGCACGGAACTGGGCGTTCGTGGCAAACATTGCCGCAAACAGCCCGATCACAATCCCGACGGGGCCACCCAGGGCGCGAAACACGCCGCCAAGCCCGCCGGCGGCACCCTTCAAAGCACCAAACGACGGCAACAGATTCTTCAACGACACCGCCAACGGGGCAAACCCCGCGACAAGCTTTCCCACACCGGCAGCAACAATACCGAACACTGCGGTGCCGCCAGCAAACATGGCACCCAAATTCACTTTAGGGACCGGCAAATGCAGTCTCGCAAAAATGCCCTTCAACTGCTCCACCTTGGCGCGCATCTGTGCATTCATTCGAGTGATCATAGCCGGCATACGGTTAATCCACGCCAAAATAGACGGCATCATCCGCTGAATCCCCTGATCCACCGACGCAAACAAAGGCTTCACAGACTCCGTGATAGACTTAATAACCGGATTCAACGCAACAAAAATCTGCCGCAGGCCGTTCAAAAACGGGGCCATAGCCGTAGCACCCAAATAACCCAGGGCGCTCTTAACATTCTTCATAGCGCCCTCAAACGTCTTACCAGACGCCTGCGCAGCACCACCCATGCCAAGCTTCATCGCAGCCGCAAACGTGTTAAAATCAATCTGCCCCTTCGACACCATCTGCGACACCTCAGCAGACGTTTTACCAGTCTGCCTAGCCAACAGAGACAGCACAGGAACACCCGCCATCGTAAGCTGCAACATGTCATCGCCCTGCAACTTACCGCGCGCCATAACCGACGTAAAAATAGCGCCCGTATCCTGAAACGACTTACCCGAAATATAAGACACATCGGCGACAGTCTTCAACACATCCGTCATCTGCCCGCCAGACTTCACACCCGAAGCAGACAACGCCGCAGCCGTAGACGCCGCATCACCCAACGCATACGACGTACCAGTCACAGCCTCAATAGCCGAATTCATAATCGAAGACGTGTCAGACGACGTATGACCCAAACCAGTCAGTTTAGCCTGAGCCTCATCAATAGCCATCGCCCTAGCTATACCGCCACCAATAGTCACATCATAGATAGACTTAAGACCCTTCTTAGCAACATTGATGGCACCCATCATCGCCGCACCACCAAGCGCCAACTTCATCCCGCCAGCAAACAAGCTACCCGAACGCTGACCCTCAGCAGGCATCACACCCGACAACTGTTTACCAACATCACTTTTAAGGCCAGGCATCTTCGTATACAACGACACATATGCGGAAGCAATCTCACCAGACATACACTATTCACCCCATAATATCAATCTCGCGAGACACCCCGCCACCGGCACGAACACGCGCCAAAATATCGTCCACCTGCCCAGAGGTAAACCGGGCCCTACGCTCATCCGTAGGCCTCGCCACAGGCTCCGGCTGCCCCTCACTATTAGCAGACCTGTAATGATCCAACATGTCCAACACAGCCCACTCACACCACTCAAACGGGCGCTGCCAACCATTCAGGTGGGCCGCCAACTGGCTAGACGTATCGGTACACAACACGCCAGCCAGCCGGACAGCCTCACCCCAACACATCTGCGGGCCACCAACACTATAAACAGAAACACCAAACTTGGTGCGGAAATCGTATTCGATGGCCCCACGATAATCATCAATCAGGCCGTGGAGCCAAACTATTCCCCCAGCGAGGCACCCTTACCGTCAGGCTTGTATTCCATCCACTCACGGAAAACCTCCGCCACACGAACCATAGGAAGCCCCTCCAGGGCCTCCACCGCATCCGCTGGGGCGGCAGCCTCCAACATAGAAAACATCACCTCAACCTGGGCGAAATCCGCAGACTCCCCCGACTGGGCAATCCTGGCGGCACGACGGAAAACGCGGGCAGGAACAGCCTGCGCCGTCTCCTCCGCATCCGCCAACACCCAGCTACGGTCACCAATCTTCAACGTGTAACCAGTGTCACTCATCTATCAACAATCCCCTAAAATCGTGTATCAGTTATCGGACGGAGGATTCGGATCCGGCTGAGGCTTCGGAGGAACCGGGGCCGGAGGAGGAGTCGGAGGAGTATCAGCTTTTAAAGCCGTCATCCACCCCCGACCAGACACAGCATTACCAGTCTTATTAATCTGGGCAGGATACGCCTTCAACGTCACACCATACCCGTACACCTCGCCATTCTTACCCTTAATCTCGTCACGATCGATCAACTCAACCTCAGGGAAATAGTAGCGAATAACCTGATCGCCATCAACAATATCCATCAGTAAAGCGTGCACGCCAGTGGTGGCACCAGGTGAAATATCGAACGAACCCGAATCGGCTCCGGCAGTAACCTTCGACTGCCAAAACAGTTCGATAACCTCCTTCTTAGACTCAATCAGCTGGAAAGAAATCTCGATAGACGACTCCGTAGCCACAGTGCGAACAACATCCGCATTCTGCCAAGCCTTCAAATCATCCGTTTTACGCTCAGGCTTAATCTTAAACCCGTCATCCGACAGATACCCTAAAGCTGTAAGCCCGGAAGGAACCGGCTCCACACCCTTAATAGTATCACCG